AAAGCTCTGCCGGTCGGTTTTTCATTGGCGTGCCTGAAAGTGCGTAGACCCTGTCAATCTTTTTCATCATCAGCCTGGCGGCTTTAGTGCGGATAGCCTTTGGATTTCCAAGCCGGTGAAACTCATCAAACACCACGGTTTTAATTCCCGAAAAAGCCGTGACACTGGATAAAATGTCGTAGTTCACGATAGTGACACCAGAACAAATAATCTCTGCTGCTTGCTTTTTTCCATTGATAACCCGCACTGGTATGGACGGGTCAAGCCGGTTGAATGCCGCCTCCCAGACCGTTTTAACCACCGCTGGGCAAACAATGATGGCCGGCAGGTGTTGCAATGCTGCTGCGGCGGCAGGCAAACTTTTCCCTACCCTAGCCTGATCGCAAAGCAAACACCTTTTCTGAGCCAGCAGAAAGTCTCTGGCCTCTTCTTGGTGTGGATAAAGAATTGTCACAGCGCCACCAGTGGGCTGATGTCAGTCCATGTTCTTTTAGAATTAATCGCCTCAACAATCCCCGCTGAAATACCAAAATTTCTAGCAATTTCGCTTTGTTTTGAGCCAAAAATCAACATGCTTTTTATGGCTCCAGCGTCTTGAGCGTCAATCTTTACGGTTCTGGAATTTCTGACATTTGTCTTTGCGTCAACCCATCGAGTATTGCCTGGTTCATAATTTCCATTGTTGTTAATTCGGTCAATCTGGAGGTTGGATTTGTAGTCGCCTCCTACATCTTTCAAAAATGTCTCAAAGCTCATGTTCCACCTCTCACATACGACAATGCCGCGTCCGCCATAATTCTTAAATCGAGCATGAGATTGGATGTTGCATCTTCTACGCATTTCTTTCCAAACTTTGTAAATCGGCATTTTTGACAAGCCATGCGTAGTGGTGGCGGCGTGCATCTTTTCAATAGCAATACATCCACATGAGGTGCTGTGGCCAGACCGCAACTGAGTGCCACTTGGCTCAGTATTTCTACCGCAATCGCATTGGCATTGCCAGTAAGCTGATGTTTTCCTGTTCTTTGCCCGATGAAGGACAACAAGCCGGCCAAAGCGCTTTCCCGTTTCATCAATAAATTTGCCCACAGTCTTTTCTCCAAAAAAAAGACATCACCTGCACTCTCCCATTGCTGGGTTGGTCGAACGGATGGGTATCCGCCAGAGTGCATGTGATGTCCTACCCAAAAAAGCCGCGACCAAGCGACAAGCACATCATAACCTTGAGTCTTGCACTAAAAAGTTTTTAAAGCAACATTTATTTGTGCTAAAGTGCAATTGCTTGACCGCCTTGGTCAAGCTGAAAACCTGAAAACGATCAACCAAAAGGAAACGATCAAATGTCTACAAGAGTTACAACCGGCGAGGTACGCACCTCATATTTCTCAGGCTTGCAGTCTCGTAAAAATGAGATGAATGGCAAGGATGAGTTCTCCACTCAAATCCTGATCCCCAAGACCGACAAGGAAACGCTCAATGCTTTGAAGGCAGCAGCCAAGGAGGCACTTGCCACCAAGTTCGGTGACAAAGTGCCCAAGAATGTCCGCAACCCGTTGCGTGATGGCGACACTGAAACCAAGACAGATGGCAGCCCGTTGGGCAAAGAGTACGCAGGTCATTTCTTTTGCAATGTCAAGAGCACCAGCAAGCCAGGGGCGATTGATTCACATGGCAATGACCTGATCGGCTCTGACGATATTGTCAGTGGCGACTATGTGCGGGTGAGCCTGAATGCCTATGCTTACAGCCAAGCCGGCAACAATGGCGTGTCGTTTGGCCTGAACAACATCTTGCTGGTCAAGAAGGGCCAGCCACTTGGTGGCGCCAAGCCAAGTGCCGCTGATGACTTCGGCATTGGCAAGTCGGCTGCACCTGCCAGCACAGAGGCCGAGTCCTCAGATTGGTGATTTCTGCTCAATCAGCCTGAGCAGTGCCTGCTCTAGTTGATTGACCGAATCCCACAGAGGCTTGACAGACCCAGACATCCAGCGGCTCACTTGCGGCTGCTGGATGCCAGCCTCACGGCATACGGCATTCATCCTGATGCCATGCTCTTTGGCCTTGTCCCGAATATCTTGTACTGATTGCATAGGTGTATTTTAACTGCAACAGTCTCATTTATTGACTACTTTGCAAGTTTCTTTATTTGGCGTATACTTCGTAACACATTAACTCAAGGGGAAGAACATGAACAAATTAAGCAATCGCGCCGATGCGGCACTCGACTATCTGCTGTGCTTGGTGATCGGCTGCGGCTTGGCTGCGGCACTGGTGGCATGGTGGTCAGCATGAACAAGACACCACCACCAGCGCTAAATAAAATGGTCGGGGTCTATGTGCCCCTTGAACTAAAACCCTTCACCGGCAGACTTGGTGCTATGGATGCGTTCAAGCTGCCGTCATTGATCGCCAACTTGCCCGTGTACAGGAAGGATGCGGACAAGCTATGAGTGAGCCAGTTTTTGAGCCAGCTTTAGAGGCCGCCATTGAACTGATGGACGATCTGCTCAGTCCAGAGATGTATGGCCACGCAATCCCCAAGGATGCCCACACTCGGGCCTTTGTGGTGCGTGCCATGCTGCGCCGTGAGTACACCCGCCGGATGCAAGATGCGCGGTCTAAAGCCGGTCTATAGAGCCGCCATCGTGCGGCTGCTCAGTATTGGCCCGTTGACTGTGGCCGAGATAGCTGTGCGCCTGCCCTGCGCCCTGACCACGGCTTACGACAATGTGCGTGAACTGCGCAAGGCAGGGCTGGTGCGGGTGCATGGGTATCAAAAGACCGGCAACATGACCACAGCCCTGATGACGCTGGGCAGTGAGCCGGATGCAAGAAAGCCGCAGTCGTTCACGGCATCAGAGCGTATGCGAAAGATGCGCCACAAGATGAGTGCAGACGACAAGGACTTTTTTAACGCACGCCGCCGTCAGAGGAATCGGAAGATCAAGATCGACCCACTGACAGCAGCGTTTTTTGGGGGGATGCGTTAGGGGGCAAGCAACCCATTGCGCTCAAGAATCCTGAGATTCTTTTCTTCGCCAGGGAAGGTGACAAAGTTGCGTGTGCCTTTACCCTTGGCGCGTGAGCCTTCATCCAAGTATTTGATGCCAGGGATGCCAGCTTGACGCAAAGCTGTTTCAGCAGACCTGAATCCTGGCGCATTGCGCTTGTTGGCAATCATTGCCAATTGATCCAACATTGCTCGGCCGGTCAATGGGCTATTTATTGGATCAATGTAAACGCCATTGATGTACCCACTTGGAAACGATTCGGCAATCATTTTTTTTACAGATGCGTCTTGCTTGTTCATTGGCTTGTCCCAATCCAGCATCTTGGGGATCATCTCATCTGGTAGGTCTGCTTTGTATAAATTACCGGATCGTGGGATTCCACTGAACTTGCCCAAGTCAATAGACTTCGCGTAGTTTGTTGCTTCAGGCCATCCATACGCAGGGTCTGCAAATTGTTCGACAACAGACTCGGGGTGGTTGTGGGTCATCACATTTTCCCAATAGGCCAATCGAGCCGTAGCGTCTTTTTCTAAAGTTTTGTCTTTTGTTCTAAATGCTCGTTCCTGATCTTTTTGGGCTTGCTCGTACCAGCTATCAATTGATTTACCTTTGTATTTGGCTTTACTGGTATCAAACCAGTTTTGCTCCATAAATTGATAAGATTTTGCAACAGCAGGATTTTCAGCCGTATAAATGCCTTGCCCATACATTTGCGCCCCCTCACCAGTGCCAATCTTTGACGCATCAAACTCACCAAGTGGATTGCGTGCTGTCGGTGGCAATGTGTGTGGTGTGCCGTGGTAGACATCAAGGGGACTAATAGTTCTGTTCGCCATACCCTGCAATAGATCAGCCGGCAAGCCGCCGCGCTCCATGATTTGCGGGACAACCCTTTCAGCCACGCGCTCACCAGCGCGGCCTAAGGCCATTGCTGGGGCTTGAAATACCTTTGCCAATGGAGCCACACCCAATGCCGTACCAGTAGCAAATGCCGGCCTGGCGGTCTGCATGATGGACTCATACTGAGGATTCAAAACACTGAACCCCATCTGGTCGGGGGCAGTGCCAAGCAGGCCAGAGACGGCAGCATAGGTGCGGGGGTCAGGCAGCGTGTTGACATCGCGCTGCGCGGCCAAGGCTCTGGCCTTCGCACCTTGGCGCTGGATGTTCGGGTTGCCAAAGAATGGCATCAAGTCTTCTTCATAAAGCAGGGCCATGCCTTACTCCTGTGCGCCAATTATTGATCCGTAGCCAAGCTGCTCAGCTTTTTGTCGCAATGACTTGGCCAGTGGCTCGACCTTCATCATGTTGGCCTTGCTCATCATTGATGCCGCCAATTGCGGATCAAGCATAGCCTCAACCAAGAGACGCTGCACCTGCTGGTCAGGCAGCTTGTAGAGCCAATCCAGTGGGCGGGTCATGGTGCGCAGTGTGGTGTTGTCGGCCATAGACTCGCTGAACACTCGGCCAATCAGGTTACCCATGCTCATGTTCTGGAAGGTGTTGGAGCCTGGTGCGCGAACACCTGGCGCTGTTGCCGCTTGGCCTCGGTTGATCTCGTTGATGATGTTGTCAATTTTTCTCTGTGCCGCCGGTGACAAGTCAGTGCCAAGCTCTTCCCGCTTGGCCGCCAATTGCCTACGCAATGCAGCCGCCGCCAGCACAGGCTCACCCGTCATTATGTTGGGCTGGCCTGTCGTGACCTTGCTCTGGATCGCTTGCAGCAATTCCATCTGGTCAATCGGCTTTGATGACTTGGCAAACTGCTCCATGTACTTGCTAAAGCCTGGCGCACCGGACTCAATCGTTCTGTCAATGACCGGCAGCAAGTCGGCCAGTTGACCACGCGCCAATCGCAGGTTGGCCAAGTCGCCGGACAGCTTGCCAGCCATCGCATCGGTAATGTCCTTGCGCACGCTGTACAGCGCCATCGGATTGATGGTGTTTGTCTCAGGGTCTACGCGCTTGACCAGCAAGTCGGTCACATACTTCATGGCCTGATCGACTGTTTGGCGCTGAGTCGCTGGGTTTTGAGTGATACCAAGAATCGCCGCGGCAACCGGCTCCACCGATACGGGTGGCGCATTCAAGAAAGCCTGCTCACGCATTGGCGCTGTGATGCTGGATCGCTTGGCCTCGGCTGCTGGGATAGAGCCAGGCCGGCCAGCAGTGCGCTGGAATGCATCCATCAATGCCTGCTGGTTGGCAGACAGCCTTGCGCCAAACAGGTTGGACGGATCAAATGTCGCAGACCGCAATGGCGACTCAAGGCCGGCCAGCCCAGGATCACGCGCACCAGCGGCAGTGGTCAGTTGAACACCTGGCACTGTTGGCCTTGCAGCCTGCAAGTTGGCAATGGCTCGTTCCGGATCGGTTGCGACATTGCGCAGCACATTGCCGACAATGACTTCGCGGCCTTGTTGAGTGAAGGGCTGCACCAGCGCCTTGGGGGCCGCCAATGCACGCTGGGTGGTGGACAGGCTTGGGCCACCAGGCGCGGCCATGCCGGCCAGCATAGCCCCGCCAAGCTGGAGGGCTGGAGGTGCGCCACCCTCGCGCAAAGCACCCGCGGCTGTGGATGCCGTCAAGGCCGCTGCCGTCTGAGCCTGTGGGCTTTGGGCAAAGAACTGCGCGACATTGCGGCCCATCTCCGGCAGCATGGGCGCGACTGCGCCGGCGACCTTGGCCACACCAGCAGTGCCGTAGCCAGCACCAGCAATGTCTTGAACTACTCGCTCCTGCGCCGTCCGTGGCTCTGGGAAACCCATGCGTCTGAGATTGGTTTCTGTGGCCCGTGTCATGGTCGGCACATTTGTGCCAGCGGCCAAGTTGAAAAAGTTCACCAAGGGGTCAACAGCCATCGGCAGCAACCCGCCAGCGGTCATGGCCGCCTGCGCTATCGGGCGCACAGCCAAGCCGGCCTCGCGACCAAGTGTGCTTGGGGCTTGCACCCCAGCGATCTGTTTTAGCTGGTCAAGTGGCGTGCCATTGACAAATGCAGCAATCTGCTCGTCTGTTGCTTCCGCTGGGAACTCAAGAGTTCCGATGCCTTCGATGTTGATTTTTTTCATACGGCCTCATTTAAAGACAAATTTAGTGCCGTCCCATTGCATGGTTTTAGCAGCGCTACTAGGCTTCACAATTGATGGAACAGTGGCCGGTGCGCCAAGTGCAGTGTCAAGGTTTTTAAAGTTGTAAGCATCGCCAAATTGCTTGTACTCGTCACGCTTCTTGTTGTAAGCCTGGCCAGCGGCAGCATAAAGCTCGTTAGACAACTTCTGGAAATCATCACGCTGAGTAGGTGTCAGTTTTTGGCCCGTCATCAAATTGCTAAAGTAGTTCTGCAAACGATCCATCCGGCCAGCAGCGGCCATCGCAATGCCGAGTTCAGACTCACGCACGACAGAGCCAGGGTCGAGCAACTTCATCACCTTAGTAGCACCAGCGACATCACCGATTGGCGTGCCCTGGGCAAGTGACGATACAACTTGGCCGTATGCAGACTTCATGTCGCTGAAGTCTTTGTAGATCGGCTCTTGCTTGAATGCGCCGCCCAGCTTCATCTCGTTCTCAAAACCCTTTTGTCCACCTGTCATGTCTACTGGAACCTTGACATTGACATTGCTTGCGCTAGACTGCCTCAACTTCACAATGTTTTCAAAAGTGACGGGCATGCCTGTCGCTTGCAGCAATCGAACCTCTGATGGTGACGGCTCTGGCTTGTCAAGCTGGCGCAAGTTCTCCAAAGTAGGTGATAAACCCAAGGCTCGTAGCGTTTTGATTGCGTCTGGTGATGCCTCTGGCTTCATCATGTCCAGCAAATACTGCGTGCCTTTTTCTCGGCCAAGGCCGCCAATCAGCGCACGCTGCTGCTGGCTCAAAACCCCAAGAATATTAGGCGCAGCAGCAGGGGCCGCCGCCGGCGGCGTCATCTCCGACATATATCTTTCAACAGGCGGCACTGCCACACCTGTCAATGGCGCTGGCTGTGCAGATGGTGCAGCCGCAGCCGCCATACCCTCTGGAGACTGCAAAAACTTCAAGAAACCAGCATCAGCCGTTGCAACCCGTTTCGCCTCCTCCAGCTTCTGAGTAAGCAGCATGTCTTGCAGCGACCCAGCACGCGCCTGTTGATAGCCCTGCTGACCAGCTTGTAGGGCAGAGCCAAGCGCTTGGCCAAGGCCGATACGCTGTGGACTGCGGCCACCAGCTTGCAGCAATGCAGCCGCCGCTGACAGCGCGGCGTTGCGTCCCATCAGCTTACGCTGGTCTTCGCTCAGTAGCGCATCAAGCCCCGTTGGCGTGCCGCCACCGCCAAATATGCTGCCGATGTTTGAGTAGTCAAATTGGGTTGCCATTTTTATTCCTTAAAACAGACTGAGCAATGCGCCGAGTCCTGCACCTGCGCCACTGCTGAGTGCGCCGCCTGTAAGCCCCGCCAATTGAGAGCCAGCCAAAGCACCGCCCAAAGCGCCAGCACCTAAGTTTTGGCTGTATGGGGTTGTTACACTCCCGCCCAAGTTGGCAGGCTGCAAGCTGAGTGCAGACTGAGCAATGCCCAAGCGCTGAAGATCAACATTGCGCAGCGCATCAAGCTGCTGCTGCTCAAAGGCTTGACGCGCACCGCCTGCACCCATCGCGGCCTGTGCGCCACTAAGGCGCAGGGCTTGCTGCTGTGCGCCAAGGTTGCCCAATTGGCCACCCGCCGCCAGCCTAAACTGCGCACCCTGCAAGCCCGTTGCTTGATTTTGTGCAGCCGCCGCCTGCTGCCGTGCCAAGTCAGCCGCCTGCAATTGCACAGCCTGATTGAATGCCGACTCGTTAAGCTGAGTGCCAAGAGTGCCGGCCTGCTTGGCAAAGGCTTGGTTGGTCAAAGCCTCGGCCACACCTTGGCGCGAACCACCGAATGCACGGGCCTGCATGGCACGCTCACCCGTCTGCCCGATAGCCATGCGTCTTGAGGACTCCAAGTCCTCCAGAGCATTCTGGCGCACCATGCTGGTGTACGGATTCATGTAGCTGGCAATTGAGCCAGGGCCACTCATGCCGAGGTTGGCTTGAGCCGCCTGCAACTCGGCAGGCTGGTATGTGCCACTGAGTGCGGCCATCTGCGCCGCATAGTCGGTGCTGCTAATGCCTGGGCCACCCAAGCCGGTGTTGACAAGCTGCTCTTCACCAGCCGTGTACAGCGGGTTGTAGCCTGCAAACTGCTGGACAGGCAATGCGCCGGCCACGCCTTGGGCCTGGGCCACATTTGCAAGGAATGCCCTCTTGATGTCGGGATCGATTGAGGTCGATGAAGTTGTGCTGCCACCTTTTGACATTTTGTGCCCCTTATCCGAGTAAAGATTTCATTTTTTTGGCAGGAATCTTGCCATCGTTGATCATGGACAGCAGACCCTCGCCGTACTTTTTGACCGCTGATTTTTGAATGACAAACTCACCGCCCAGCAGTGCGCCATAGCCCTCGTCTGGGCCTTTAGGGTCTGGGCCTTTGAGCCTGTTTTTGGTGACCTTGCCACCCTTGGCCCATCCATCGCTGCCGCTGTCTGTACCACCGCCAAAGCCAGAGGAATCGCCAGTGCCATATCCCCCTGAGTCATAGCCGCCACCATAGCCGCCAGCATCTGCTGCCGCCGCTGCAATAGCATCATTCATAGCCGCCTGCTCGGCAAAGGAGCCGCCGCCGTAGCTTCCTATTGCTGCTTCCGCTGCCGCATTGTCAGCGGAAATTGCATCATTTATGGCCTGTTGTTCGGCAAAAGAGCCGCCGCCGTAACTTCCTATTGCCGCTTCTGCTGCCGCATTGTCTGCGGCTTGCTGGGCGGCTTGATTCGCTTGGAAATTACCCATAGCAAAAGATAAAGCCTGCTGCCTTTCTGCGTCAGTCGGGCCTCTGGATGGCGCTGCCGCCGCTGCAATTGCATTATTTATGGCCTGCTGTTCTGCAAAAGAGCCACCGCCATAACTTCCTATTGCCGCTTCTGCTGCCGCATTGTCAGCAGCTTGCTGAGCCGCAGCAGCCTCTGCCTGCGCCAGAGCCTCCTGCTCCCTCGCATATTTGAGTTCAGTTTCCCTGAACTCATCTCTTGCTTTTTGATAAGCATTGAAATCAAATCCCTGTGCAATCAAGCCTTCCCTGTTTGCTCTTTCTGGGTCTAAAAGGGCTTGCGCTCTACCCAAAGATGTAAGCCCAAAAATGCCTTGCCCAATTTGCGTTGCTTTGGCATAAGCAGGGTTGTTTGCATAAAACTCAGACCTTTGAGCATCGGTCATGCTGTCAAATGGCGTTGTCATGCCACCGCTGCCTGTACCGCCACCACCGCCGCCATAAGTCCCCATAGGATTGGTCTTGGCCGGAACCTTGGGCACTACTGGAGCGACAGTGCCGCCAGCAAGCAACCCCGTTGCGGCAGGGTAGGGGTTGGCAAATGGCCGCATCTGCGACATCAAGTCTCTGTATCGATTTTGTGAACCGCCGATACCAGGCTGGGTCAAAAGATACTGCTGATATAACTCTTCCATTGTCGCCATGTCACAACTCCTTTGCTAGTACAGACCACTGTGGACTGTAGCCCTCATCTTTTAAAAATGTCTTTGCCCAGCCCTTGCGGCCTGCCAAAGTCACTCTGGTGCAGCCCAATGACTTGCCCCAGGATTCGATCATTGTTCGCATCCTTGAGAGTTCATCTAGGTCGCCACCAGCCAAGAAGTAATGCAAATTCTTGAGTCGCGGATAGACAATGATCTCTGTCAACACTACCGAGTTTCGGGCCGGCCACAGTTGCAGTCTGTTATCCCGAACCATCTCGGCAACATCGTCAAAATTATGTGTGCCTCCAGAGTATTCTAAAGCAGCCTCGACATGCTGGCGCAGCCTTTCCAAATGCTCTTGGTCGCTCATCTCTTGCCGCTGGCCACCGCATCCAGCCGCATCACCCCGATGCGCCAATCTGCCAACACATCACCCGTCACCTTCATGTTGACCTGCCGGCCAGAAAACCTGACAGATGTCGGGTTGGCTGCCGTGTATGGCCCGAATGTGGACTCTGCCCCCGTTGGGTAGAGCCTAGTCTTAAACGACACTGTCGCCTCGCCCAAGGTCTGCTCGTCCGGTATAACCTCACGAATACTCATAATATTGTCGCCGTTGCCAATCTGTATCGGCCCAGACTCAGCAAAGAGTGTGGCGCCATCGTAGTCAAACCCGACTTCATGCTCGTTCACCTCGCCGGCGGCATCCACCATCAATGGCAAGGTGAAAACGCCAGCGTCAGTGCCTGCTAACCTTGCCAATGTGCCGATGGCCCAATGGCCTTCGCGGTAGTTGTAGGTCACATAAGAGTCGTTCTCAATGCCAGCGTTGCTTGGGTAGAACCACCAAATCTCACCGAATTTGCTGTTGTGCACAGCATGCACCTTTGCCCGTTGGTCTAAGTTGATGTTGTTGAAAACATAATCAGACACATCGCAGGGCAGCGGCTTGGCGTAGCCGTCATAAATCCAGAAGCCAGATTTGCTCATCCAGATCGCCGCCGTATCAATGGCCGCCACCGCTTGGGCAGAAATCAAGCCGCAGCCAGAGCCAGCCTTCTCAAAGCCGTAGACAAATGGCGCACCAACATATTGCGCCGTGTGGACATCGACATCGGTAAATAGCAGGTTGATGCCCTTGACCCTCTTGCCGGCCATCAGACTGCCAGAGCTTGTCAGTTCATAGTCACCGGCCAAGTTGTCTGTTGCTGGCGTCCAAAGGGTATTGTTCTCTTGGTCGCACCACTGGACTTTGCGAGGGTTTCCACCGGCGCCAAGGGCAAACAGGAACCGCTCTGCGGTCACAAGAATAGCCTTGTTGCTGGTCGGTGCATTGGTGATTGGTGCGGCCAGTGTTGGCGTTGTAAAGCCAAGCTGCCACTCGTAAATCTTGCCATCGTAGTCAGAGCAACCCACCAAGTAC